GAATCTCCTAACGAAGTGAATCTCTTTGCTAAAGAAGAAAGTTGTGGTATTCCCATCTTATCCATCCATGCAGGCACCTTACCAGAGAATTGAATTTCAAAGCCGATAGTATTCTTCTTGTACTTATCCATCAACTTTTGAATATTCTTATACAGTTGATGCACTCCATCGTTAGGACCTTGTAAGGCACGTGATATACCAGCTACCTTGTCAGAGAATGATAACGTCTTATCAGCAGCCCTTTTCTCGGATTCGGCTACAGCATTTACAGATTTATTATAATCATAATGTGCTTCTGTTGCACCTTGAATAGAATCTATATACTTCTGTACAAGGTTGTCTTGCTTTAACCAACCTCCATCAGTCCAAGTCTTATCAAGAGCAGCCTTACTAACGCCCATAGCCTCCATCTTCGCTCTTATCTTACCATATATTTCATTAAGTCCTTTGTCGTAAGCAGAACCTGTCTTATTTGCTATAAGGTCAGCATTTTCTTGAACGGTCTGACTGATAACGGTAAATATAGCAGCCGATTTCTTTCTCACCTCGTCAGCACTACCGAATATCTTATTTATTATTGTATCTCCAACACCATCAAAAGTTGCATTGGCAAGGTCTTTTCTTAACTGCTCGTTAGCAGAATTAACCTTATCTTCGAACTCTTTATTTCCAGCATCTATATTGTTCAATCTCTGACGCTCGATAGCTTCTTCCTTAATCAGAGAGATAGCCATTTCACGTTTTTTATTCACAGTATCTATGCTGTCGCCCTCCTTAATTCTTGCTACACCACTCTCATCTAATACTTGATTCAATTCTTCAAGTATATCTTTTGAGAACTTTGTGCTTGTTGTAACCGTCTTATTAGAGTTAGATAATCCTTTTACTTCGTCTGACAAAGTCTTAACCTTTTGTATGGACCTTGCAGCTGACTCACCATATTTGTTAGATGCTGTTGCTAATTCCGTTGTTTCGTCGTCAAGTAATTGCATAGCCGTAAACACAGCTGTCAAAGCAACTGTAAGTGCGCCAACAGGGTTTGATGCAATAGCGACTTTTAAGGCATTGAGAGCATTCTTGAATCCCATAGTAGCAACAGATGCCATAGCTTCAGATTCAGACAAAGCAATACCCTCAGCCTTAGCTAAAGCCATCTGGATAGCGGCTTTTTCCATAAGGAGGTTATGAATCTTCTGATATGTACTCCATGCTACAACAGCTGCCTTTGCTACACCATAAGCAGCAGCAACATTGAGAATAATCTGACCTATCTCCTCCCAATGTTCAACAAGGTAAGAAACACCACCAAGAGCGTCATTAATAACACCCTCATTTGCTTTTCCTATGTCATTAAACATTGAATCAATAGCGTCTTCAATATTTGATATCTGACCTGTAATGGTATGCGACTGTGCTTCCATAAGACCACCAAAGCGACTGCCAGCATTAGTCATATTCTCTATAGCTTGCTGAACCTCTGCAGCGCCAACCTTGCCAGCCGTTACGAGTTCTCCAACTTTATCTTTCGTTACACCAAATATCTTAGCTAACTCGTCAGCAATAGGAATACCACGACCTTGGAACTGGCGTAGGTCTTGCGTGAACATACGACCTTGTGTCATGGTGGTGCCATACAGATAAACTAAGTCGTTCAGAGGAATAGACAAGCCTGCAGCAATATCACCTAACCTTATCAACGTCTCGTTTACCGCGTCGGCTGGGGTGCCATAAGCTAACAATTGCTTTGCGCCCTCAGACACGCTTTTAAGGTCAAAAGGAGTAGTAGCTGCCGTTCTAACAAGCTGACTCATCAAATCATTTGCCTTATCTGCACTTCCGAGCATAGTTGTAAACGCAACCTCTAACTGCTGGAATTGACCACGTACCTCTAATACGTTTCTTACAAGTTCCTTTGCAGAGAATGCACCAGCAGCAGCGGCAGCAGCTGATTGAACTTTTGAAAATACTTGCTCAATGCCTTGTCCACTCTGTTCTACGACCCTTTGCGTTTGTCTTACTCCATTCTGAACACCCTGAAGAGCTGATAGCATATTGCCATTATCGCCCGTTATATCGAATTTAAGTCCTGCCATGACCTTTTTTTATATTGTCTATTTTGTAACCAAAGTTTTCTTATCCCCAGTTCATACTACTAATAGCATTCATGATAGATTCCTTGCTATTTCCATCTACCATAGAAGTATCATTTGTGTGTACTCTCTTTCTTTCGTCTTCTGTGAGGTACATTGTTTTTACACTATCTTTCAATAAGAGTTGGAGGTTAATCATACTAATGCCCCATACGACATAATCAAAAGTCCATTTATACCTTTCGCAAGCAGCATCTATTAGAGTTCCGTATATTGACTTACCTCCGAAGGTGAGTGTACCACTATCATTTTTAGCTTTAGCAGCTTCCTCCATTCTTTCTTGTTCCTTGTCTATACCGAAGTGTCTTACATACGCACTTAATTTGTCATCAGATAGACAAGTTATAAGAAGTGTGGCTAAGTCTTCATTACCTAAGTTGTCTTCTAAGTATTTCTTTCTTTCTTGTACTTTTTTGTTGTCAAGTACTTCTTCCTTTCCTTGCAATGTATGGTATGATAGTAGAAGACAGCATTCTTCTTTTTTACTTTCTGAGAGTCTTAATGCTTCTGCGTATGGGTTCTCAATTAATAGCTCTTTGTTGATGTCAAGTGTCTCTACTATCCTCTTCTGCAAATAAACCTTGCCTAAGGTAACTGGATATAAGTAAAAATGCCGACGACCAACACTGAACCCTTTCGGTCTATCTATGATGGTGTCGGCAATATCTAATTCTAATTGCTTTTCTTTATCCATATATCTTTATGTTCTGTTGCAGGTGATGGATTCGAACCACCGTCCTTTACTTTATGAGAGTAATGAGATACCACTTCTCTAACCTGCGATATAGCCGGCTGTCCGGCTGTCATGCGTCTTTCCGCATTGTCAGTTATCTTAATTATCCTTTTACCAGACTAACCCTATATATCTACGTCTACAAACGTAATATCAGTATCGTTGATAGTAGCACCCTCTTTAACTGTTGAAAGGTCCTTAGTAGTTGTACACCACTTAACGATATTACCAGTATCTGGCTTCAGAGCATCATGGTTATACGTCAAGATACCACCTTCCTCTGTACTGAACTCGTCCGCAAGAGATACTACGGTATCATCAATACGTGGACCAGGAACTGCAATGTTCTCTGGCTGAATGAAGATAGCATAATGCTTAGCAACAATACCGTTTGTGTCAGCGAAAGGCTTCTTACGTCCTTGTAGACGTCTGAGCACATACTCAACTACATACTTGTTAGCAGAATACTTTACTGCTTCATTCTCACCACCCTCAATAGGGGCTTCTTTCTTATCACCCTTAGTAGGATTCAATTTTGTGGTATTCTCCTTAGGAGTAGGGAGCTTAGTCCACTTTGCTGTAGGGTTATCAAGCTCTTTAACAATGATACTACATTTACCCCAGCCAATAGAATTACTTGCCATAATTATTCATTTATAATTTGATACAAAACTTTATTATTTACAATGTGTTCAGAAGAACCAGACGATTCAATCACCCGCTGACCACATTCGTAATTTGGGTCTGTAAGTGATAATCTAAAGTCCTTTCCTCGCACATTATCGAAAAGGTCGAATGACATCTTACTTAACTTTCTTAATCGAGCTGAATTTTCCTCACTCTGGCCATCAATATAATCATCAGCAACATAGATATTCACGTTTACATAAGCTATTTGTTTTTGCTTTGTGCTATTCGCAAGTACAGATATAATAATATCCTCTGAACGTGACTCTTTAGGACGTACAGATGTTTTCTTCAAGTCTCCACTCACTTCTCTTAGAAGCGAAGACTCTTTGATAATCTTCCATACATCATCTTTGATATCTATATCTGACTTCATAATGATAATTTTTCTATGTTAGCGAGAGCGGACTTCTTTGCCCTTTCAAGGCGAGCATCAATAACATCTTTTGCCCACAGCTCTGTTGATGCCAATACGTCCTTGCTTTCTAAAGACTCTACATATTCTGCATAATTCATTCCTGCAACAACAACTAAAGCATAAACCTTAGAATATTCATTTGCAAGGTTGTTTATCATTTTCCGACCTTCGGACGAACCATCAGATCCTCCCATTACAGTTTGAAATGATGACTGAACCTTTTTCAACCCGTAATCGTAAACAGCAAAGCCTATTGACGAACGGAGGTTCCCTGTTTGGTCTATCCAGCTTTCCTTGCTTGACCTATCTCTGATTTTAGCAACACATTCTACACCCAGTTTAGCAAGAGCATTTGACACTTCATTTCTTATAATGGTAAAAGCTGCCATCAAGAACCTCTCTAATGCCTCTGGGGGTGTAGTCATTTTTATTGCCATATCAAATCCAAATCTTACACTGGTGCTGGTAACGATGAAAACCTAAAACCTTAAAGACTTTCCCTTCTCCTTTGCCATAGAATTGCAATTTGACTTTGTCTCCATATTGGAACTCTTGACAATCTCTTGGGAGGTTATAAATGGTATACGAATAAGTCTGTACACTTCCATCTGGTATAGGGATAGTATTAGCCCTTCCAGCAGGAACAATATCGCACTTATAGCTTTCTGTGGACCAATTTGTTTCACCTTGAACATAATCACCAGTCTCTGGGTCTTCATGCCCACGCATCACAATTTGATACATTAATCTATGTGCGGAAAAATCTATTACAGACATACTACTCGCCAAATGTAACCATAGGCTGGCCAAGCGAAACTACTGGCTCGCCTATATCCTTGTAAAGTGAATTAATGCGGATTAATAGCCGTTTCTTGTCCTCCTCTGTAAGGGTACCAACACTCTTGTCAGATTCAGAATAAGTTACGGCTTGTAGGAGAGAGTAAAGACAATCCGCAAGCGTACCCTTCCATGCAGCTGTTTTTGAAACTTCAAAAGTGTAATCATCATCGCCTTGAAGCTGGCGCTCAATCAGCTTATTTTCAATAAAGCCTAAAGGAATTGGGTAATGAACTTCATCTTGAAGCGCTTGCATGATTGTCTTCATAATTATACTTGAGCAGTTACGTTAGCAAATAGAGTTGCCTCTTGTTCGTCACTCAGAGAATTGATAGCTGCGATAACAGTGTCATCAGAAGCATTCTTAGCCACCTTGACATCGAGGGCTTTCAATTGTGCGATAAGGTCAGCCTTCTTGTACTTCTTGCCATTTACGGTAGTAAAGGTATCTGCTGTATCAAGATTTTCTTTCTCCTTATCTACGCTTGCAGACTTTTCCTCAGAACAATCAATGACATAAATCTGCTCTACATCTTCAATTACTGGGAGGACAAGTGACTGACCATTTGTAAACTCCTGTAGAGGGTCTGTCTTAGAGTACTTAGAAATTAACTTGTACTGATCTACTGTAGCATACTTCACACCTTCAACAGGATTTGTTGATTCTGCAAGTGTACCCCATACGAGAGAACCTACTACGTCTGAGCAGAGGAACACCAAACGATCTGCATTCCAAGGTTTCTTACTCTTTTGCTGACCATTCTTCTCGAACAAGATTGAGCGATCTACAACCTTTAGTGCAATATCAAACTCATCTTC